TGAGTTTACATTAGCNCCAGCACGAAACCTACTAGATGCACAGATGTTTATATAGTCTACGAATACTAAGTCTGGTTTAAAATCTTTCTTCAAAGCAAGTTCATTAAACAATGCACGGAAATGTCCACAATGAGCTGATGCAGTTGGATACTCTTTGACTATCAGATTACCTGTAGTTTTCTTTTGTATCTTTTCAAATCTACTCTCATACATATGTCTCGGAAGATCATGCATATCATCCATAGTGATGTTCATTAAGTTTGCATCAATACGTTCTGCAATCTTTTCTTCTGCCATCTCTAATGTGATATAGAGAACATTCTTACCCTGCATTAATGTAGATGCAGCCACATGACACATGAATAATGACTTACCCACACCTGTACCAGCGAGTGCAATATTCAAAGTCTTATTTGATAAACCACCCTTGGTAATTTTATTAAAGAAATCTAAATCAAATGGAATCTTTTCTTCTTTCGCATGATAGTATTCATATCTATCAGCTGATTGTTCCATATAATCATGGCCAACGTGTTTATCAAAAGACACAGAAAGTGCTTCTGATAAGATGCCTGGTAATGCATCTGGTGTTTGGTCTTTAATTTTACCATCTATGATCTGAATGCCATTGAGTACAGCATTATAGATGGCCTTATCTTTACACCACTTCTCAGTTTGGTCTGTCAACCATTCTAAATCTATTGGTGTTTCTTCTATCTCTGTTAGATAGTCAACTGATTTTTTATACTGATCTTCATTTAATGCTTTGTCTTGAACATCAATAACAAGAGCATCTAATGTTGGGTTTGATTTATACTTCTCTGCATACGACCAAATGGTTTGAAAAATAACTTTCTCAATACCATCTTGGAAATATTCTTCTTTTAAAAATGGGATGACCTTTCGTGTATATTCCTCATTATAAACTAGATTGCTGAGGATCGTTGTCTCTATCCTGTTGGTTAATTTTGATTTGGTCATGCTCTATACCTTCGTCTATTACATTCATTAGAATGTCGCCTATCACTTTATTAAATCTCTCCTGAGATTTATCATTTACTATACCATCTTTATTATACAACACTTCATACTGGAATGTCAAGGGGATCTCAACCATCATATCTGGATCTACCAGCTCATCATTATCATCATAGATTGGAAAATGAACATTTTTATATAAGTATACTATACCTTCAAACTCACCTTCCTGTAATCGGAAAGCTTGTTCGTCTGTTTCTTTATGATAAACGTAATGATAATCATCCATAATGACAATACGAATGTAGTAAATATTTCTTACCCGACTTGGGTTTTAATCCTGCATGATAATATTGCCATGTAGGAGGAAACATTAACAATCGTCCTCTCTTAGCTTCTACTTTATAAGGTATAAATGTTCCTGGTTTATTGATATTCATAAATTGAGTTTCACCACCCTCATCAACATCATTAAGATATATAAAAAATGAAAGAAATCTTTTAGCTGTCTGATGATTCTTAACATCAACGTGTGGATCAAATCTATCATAATCGTTTGCTAAGTATCTCTTTATTCGTGTGGCTTCATAACCATATGTGTCTGGCCACATCTTATCATATACATTACAATCAATTTTATAATGGACTATATAGTCTTGAAACAACTCAAGCATACCATTCTGAACTGACTTCCATTCTTCATGATCAACAAGTGTTATCTGTTCAAAAGAAATAGCATTATCACCTTCTTCCTGATGTACAGTCTCAAAAGATTCATAAGAATCTTCAAACTTTTTTATGAGCTCGTTACAAGACAATTCATCTATAACATTATCATAAACTTTTATATACTTATCCATAACAAAACTTTTCTTTGTTTACTCGCCAATCATAATTATACATAATGTAAATACGAATGGGTAAAATATTTCGGACCTGATACTGGTTTTCTACCAGCATGTAGCCAAGGCCACATTGGGGGGAATATTACCATTCGTCCTACTTTGGGTTTTACTGATAACGGTATATATGTTCCCGGCTTATACATCTGTGGAAATTCTGTTTCACCGCCTTCGTCAACATCGTTCAAGTAAATAAGGAAATTCAAAAATCTTCTTTCACATCCCTTTGTAGAATCCACATGGTCATCAAACCTATCAAAACCATTAGGTAAATATCGTTTCATTCTTATGGCCTCAAACCCAACTTCATTTAATGGTGGCCACATCTCTGGTGTTATATTACAATCAGACTTATATATCTTTACATAATGTAGCATAGCAGATATTAATCTTTCTCTTATACCTTCCCAAGCTTCATAATTATACATATTAATTTGATTAAAAGAAATAGCCTTGTCATTATTTTCTATTAAAACAGTTTCTTGCCGGTCCTCAAACTTCTCAAACTTGTCTATGAGAAGCTTACACGAATCTTCATCTAACACTTTATCATATGTGCGAATATAATTATCCATAACAAAACTTTTCTTTAGCAAAAGTATCTAACTTTTCCATAACTTCATCTGTATAATATTTCTCTGGATCATTATTGATAGTCTTACCAAATGTCTTTATACCATCAGGTAACTCAATACGGGTAGAGACTGATTTAAAAATACCAGCCTCTACTGCCAACTCTAACAGACCATAGTATCTATCAAGGCCTTTAGTGTATGACAGTCTGACATCTACCATCTGATTCTCTTTGGTCAGTCTAGACTTGTATGTCTTGCAATGAATGATATTACCTATCACCTCTGTACCATCTTTCTCTTTCTTCTTGGATAGATAAATGATAGTTGATGCAGCATATTTCAAACCAGAACCACCACCCATTTCTTTCTGTGGAAACATAGAACCAATAACATCATAGGTATGGTTGGTCATAATCATAGGTATACCAAGTTTACCTAACTTCAATGTTAGAACTCTAAAGGTAGCCTTGACTATCTGAGATCGTGTCATGTCTCTAGTTTCTTTTCCAGCTTCAGTATCTTCAATTTCTTTTGTGGTAGATAACATACCTAGACTATCAAGACACATCAACAAAGGTGGTCTATCAGTTTCATTTTCATATGCTTCGAGCACCTGTAGTGCCTGATACCGAAATTCTTGTACTGTAGTGATGGGTAGTATAGCCATTCTGGAAGAATCAATACCACGACTCTCAATCATATCTTTACTGATTGCAGATTCACTCTCAAAAAAAACTACATTACCTGTAGGATGTTCTTCTAGAAATGCCTGACATACACCTAGAACAAAGAACGTCTTGCCTGTTGCCGACTCTCCCGCAATCGCTGTAATTTTGTTCTGAGGTATCCCACCGTAAATACTACCGCTGCATAAGGCATTAAAAATGTAGCTGCCAGTATCCACATAGCCGCTAATATCAGCGGTAGAAAGGCCATCAACAACAATCGTTGCAAACTCATTACCAGTTTCCTTTATTACATTCTTCAAAAATGACATTTTTTTTCTCCATTCTTAATTTAGCCTGATACTTTAGACAGGCTTTTCTATTCACTTCAGGATTGTCAATCCTGTACTTCGTTTTCTTCTTTATGTATTCTGTCCTTTCTTCATCGGATATCTTTCCATACCAATCATACTTACCACCCGACTTATATTTCTCTTTATTCTTTTGATACCACAACCGCTGATACTCTTTAGGGTTATCTGTGGAAAGTCCACCTCTCCAATAGCCGTTGTTTTCTCGTTCATAACCGCCAGTCCATTCTTCTCTGGCTAATTGTTCTTCGGTAGGCAGCTCAATCTTACCTACATCTGCTGGGTCTAAATAGTTATAGGACATCATTCATACCTCTCGTATAATGGTGTTTAGGAGAAGGGGCTGTTATCAGCAGTCCCTTTCTCTGTTCTATTTATCATCCATCTATTCTCCAAATAGTCCTTCAAGTGTTGCTCGGCGGTTATGTCTAAAGAAATCAAAATCTTTATTCTTACCGAAGCACCACACATTTTCAATATATATTTTATTCATAAATTTCACAAGTTCTTCATGTGTCTTAAATACATTTTTACCTTGTGGCCGCTGCATGATTCTCATACCCACTTGGCCTAACCAGTGCTCACGCAACGAATCTACAAGCTCATCACCAGAACGATGACGAACTCCTTTCACTTTGGGGTCCATAATATTAGTCAATAAAAATCCATTATCACTTAATGAATTAAAACTATTTAGTGCCACTGGGAGATAAAACTCATCACGCCACTTATCATATTCACTAAATTTGGCCCAAGATTGATCTGCCTCAAATTCTCCACCTTTATTATATTCTTCTGTAGAAAAATATGGTGGACTAGTAAATGCACAATCTACATTCTCAATACTATCCCACGGCAAATCTTCTGCACCACATCTGTATATTTGTGTAGTCTTACCAGGAGATAATTTACTATACTCTTTAATCATTTCAGAGTACATTAAAAATGTCAATGGATTAGGATCACAACCAATATAATGTGTTGCATCTGAAGCATAGAAACCAGCAAGTCTATCACCCCAACCCATGCTAGTATCCAGTACTGTCTTAGCGCCTGTCATGTTATAGATGGTCTTAGCCACGATAGGTTTAAACTGTGTGGCGATGTATGTACCCAAACGAAATGCAGACATATAAACAGTCGGAGACAAATCTTCATTGGTATTAATACCTCTCCAGATTGCACCAATAGAACGCCATATCTCTTTTGCAGTTCCGTTTTCCCAGACTTGAGCTGGTGCTTTAAAACTATACGAACCACATCGCAGTCTGAGTTTATTCATAAAGTAATCACTACAGAGACTATATGCAGATGGTGTATCTATCAGACCTAAGCCATGTTCTGCAAAATTATATTTGTAGTCATCATACTTTTCAAACACCTCACGATCTAAATGATCTGTTGGTGTAATAAACTTTGTATAGTCTGCCTTCTTTAACTTCTGAAAATTCGCCACCATATCTGCATATGTAATTTCCCTAAACGGAAATGGTGGACGTTCACTGACGATATAGACCGACAAAGTTTCACGAAAAATCTCCTTACCATACTTTTCTGTGCAGTACTTGAACTCACCTGTATTTAAAACAGGTAGGCCATCAGCATTACAATGTTCGCTTAGATACGAATATAGTTCTTCATCATATATCATCCAAACAACGCCTCCAGCGTTCTCTGTGTGCCATAACTTCTATCAATTTCCCAACCAATCGCTTCCATAATAAACTGCAAAGGATCAACATAGGACTTTTCAAACTGCAAATCTATATCTATAAAATCATGTAACTCAAATTCTTTAGGTAATACACTCAAAAATGCAATGACATTAGCCTGCAATCTGTTAGGAGTTTTTAATAAGAGATATTTAATCTTCTCACCTTCTTGAATCAACGGATATTTTTTTGTTAGATTTAACTTCTTTAGTAAATGGTTATATATTAATGCACCTTTAATATGCATTGGACATTTTTTCTTAAAGATACTATTACTATCACCCCACTTCCTCAAACCATTTACTGATCTTGGAAATGCAACAGCCTCTACAGGCAAACTCAAAAACTCTTTACGAAAATTCTGTATGAATACATTAACAGCCTTATCATCTTCATTAACTATAACCTTCAATACTTCTTTAATCTTTTCTCTACACGGGCCAGGTGTTGATGACTTAACCGCCTCGATACCCATAATCTTTAACTGAGGTTCTGCATATCTCACACCTTCACTATCATGTACGTTTAAGATGTATCGTTTCTTGGCAGTCCATATACCCTTGTCGGCAATAACCTCTCTGGACATTTCCATCCTTTGAGCATACGCCTTCACATAATCAGCCAACTCCTCATAACATTTAGTAATATAAGGTTCCATTTTCTCTTTAGCGATTGTGTCCAAGAAATCAATGACTCGTTCTGTTGGTACATCAGTTCCCTCGCCAAAAGATTTACGGACCAATTCGTCAAATGTAACATAAATGGAATCTGTATCCGACGCAATAATATAATCTTCGTCTGTAGTCTGTAATATTCCATTGAGGTAATCATTGACTTTGTTTTCAATCCATCTGATCGACAGCTGACCTGATGTAGTAATAGCAGTAGCCATCTTTTCATTGTAATAACGAAAGTATTGATTACCGATAGCACCATAAGCACTATTGAGCGCAATCTTTCTGGCCATCTGTATGTTATTATATTTAGAAATTTCTTTAAGGTACTTAGCGTCCTTTGTTTCTTCATATCTCCTTCTAGCATCTAGTGCATACTTCTTAAACTTCACACGATCACCATACATTTTATCCATCAGCTCTGGTAAAAACCCACTAATGTCTTTTCTGAAACAAGCATTGTTTGGTGTCACTGTTAAATTATCACCCAACACTTCTGTATTGACTTCCTGTTTCAATAATAAATCAACACTAATGGCCTCAGGAAATCTTTGACCAATCATAGTTTCTGGTGAAATGTTATATTGCATAATCAAATGCGGATACAAACTGTTCAAATCAAATGACATCACCCATTTATGTTGACCCGTTTGTGGATCTTTCACATAGGCACCTTCATACTTTGAACCTTTATTATTGATATCTCTTTGAGGCACTACAATGTCTTTACTACGGAGATAGTTATAGATTGTGACATCCCACATACGAACCTGTGAGAATACATCTACATAATTCACCTTAGCCTCATAGGCCATTGTTAGACATAACTCTAACAATTTCATCTTATCTTCTAATGCATCAACAAGCTCTACGTCTTTGATATTATAATCAATGAACGATTGATAATCTTTTGTATACCACTCACGGAATGTTTCGTAGGGATTAGCATCTTTCTGCACACCCAACTCTACACTAGCAATATAATTCAATGCATATGATTCTTGATTCTTATATGTGAACTTACGATACAAGTCCATATAATCCATATTCGCAACACCCCAAATATTATATTTGGTTTGTTCTCTGCCGAATGTCGTTACCTTTTCTTCTGTTACCATATCCCACGGCGACATATTGTTTCGCATCTTATCACCGAATAGTTTAGAGATACGATTAGCAAGATAAGGTATATCAAAGAATGTGGTGTTCCAGCCTGTTATAACATCAGGTTGAACCTCTACCATGAAACCAACAAATTGTTCCAATAATTCACGTTCATCTATGCAATGTATATACTCAACATCATCTCTAGAATTATTATAATTATAGATACCCCATACAATAATCTTTTTAGTTTTGTGATTCTTTATAGTAATGGCAAGGACTTCTTCTTGGGCCACACCAGGATCTGGAAAACCATTCTCTGATGCCACCTCTATGTCGATGGTCAACATGAGAATTTTATCCATGTTCCATTCTACAAACTCATCATAGTTATCAGCTATCCATACATACGGATATCTCTCCATACCATGAACAAGATCAGGTTGATCTCTATATTGTCCAAGAAATTCTCGGGCATCACCAATAGAGCTCAACTGTATAGACTCTACAGGTTTACCCTTTAGAGTTTTAAGCTTTGTCTTTTTCTTTGTAGGGAAATAGAACGTGGGTTTATGACGGACTTTATGCTGCACCCGCTTACCGTTCTCAATCGCACGGATGAGAAGTGTGTTCTGTTTCTGAATTACATTTGTGTAGAAGTTATCTGCCATAGATATAATTATAACACAAACAATCTATCCAGTCAATACTTTTGCTGTATTAACCTCAGGCACTACAATACCCGACCCAAACGCCTGTCTATAATTATTTACTATTTCTTTTGCAGGATCAGAGATGAAAACAATCCAATCCTTCTCAACTCTTACCTTATTATCTTTGGAAAAAGCTGCCCAAGGACCAAATCCCCATTGCACATTATTACCACCCTGTCTGGGGTCGCCCATCGGTATAATAACCGCAGGATTATCTAACCAAAAGGAAACACCATCCTCATCTTCTTCTATTTCTGCTACTACATCTTCGCCCGACTTCAATCGGAGTAATTTTATTGTCATAATTTATTTACCTATTCAATTTTCTTTTTGGTTCCAATATTATATTTAGTTTCAAGATCCCAATCATCCTTCTCTCTAAATGATAAAACTTTAATCTGTGATAATGGTGCTCTAGGTTCACTGTTACCTATCATACTTACTAAACCCCAATCTTCTAATAACTTTGCAATTGTATTTCGTCTTTCA